CCAAGCCGACTCGGACGGCGATGAGCTGGAGAACTACACCAAATCGGTCTCTAAGCGTATCAATAAGCTGAACGCTAAAACCAGACAAGCAGAAGAGCGAGCAGCCCAACTTGAACAGCTTGCTATGCAAAAAGAGCAAGAGCTTCAGCAGTACCGCCAGTTCACTCAACAGCAACAGGTCACGGTATTAGAAAAAGAGGAAGAGGCGCTCAAGTCAAAAGAGGCCCAGGTCGATGACATCTACCGCAAAGCAGTGCAGGCGGGTGATCCAGACCTCATGTCAAAAGCGGATTCTCTCAAGAACGACATTGCGATCCAAAAAGAGAAGCTGCGTGTCGCAAAGACTCGACAAGCTTCCGAGACGCCTGTCCAGGCTCAGCAAGATAACTATCAAACCTACCAACCAGAGCCGCAGGTTGCTCAGCAACAGGCGGTTCCAGAACCTACACCAGAAGCAAAAAGCTGGCATGAAAGAAACCCCTGGTACGCTGATCAAAGTAGCGAAGAGAATTTGGAAGCGACACAGTACGCTTATTTCACTCACTATAATCTGATCAACGAGGGTTACGAACCCGATTCTGACGAGTATTACCAACAGCTAGATACTCGTGTGAAAAGGGTTTATCCTAATCTGAGTGCTGGCACTGCGAGTGCCGGTGCAGAGGAAGTCGAACAAACAGGACAGCGACCCCCCGTGCAAAGAGTCGCGTCCGCCACTCCTAGTGGTCGACAGCAAACACGAGGCAACATGAACGGCGTGAAGTTTACCAAAAGCGAAGTTGAGCGCCTCCGTGGTCTTAAACCCCACAATATGTCTGAAGAGCAATGGCTTCAGAAGGTGGCTAAAGAAAAGCAGAAAATTGCTAACAGGGAGGCAATGTAAATGGCAGAGGCAAAACAGAACAATCGTTCATCGCGTGAGAGCGGAGCGCACGATAATCAGGCTCGGCGACGACCGTGGCAACCAGTGCGAAAGCTGGACACCCCGCCTGCACCTCCAGGTTATACCTATAGGTGGATTCGGGAATCCATGTTGGGAGCGGAGGACAGATCAAATGTCTCGCGCCGCATGAGGGAAGGATGGGAGCTTGTAAGAGCGACTGATCTTCCAGCAGAGTGGGCGGACACGCTACCGACTATGGATAAGGACGGCAGACATGCTGGTGTCATATATAACGAAGGGTTACTTCTGGCGAAAATACCTAACGAAACGGTGCAAGAGCGAAACGAGTATTACTCGAACAAAACTCAGGAAGCGACGGACGCATTGGACAACACCATGTTCAATGAGACTCGTGGCGATAGCCGTTATGTTAAATATGATCCACAGAGGGACTCCCGTGTAACTTTTGGCAAAAACTAGGAGAACCTAAATGGCTAATAAGAACGCCGCATTTGGTTTGAAAGCCGTCCGAATGATGGGTGGCGCTCCGTACAGTGGAGGCCAGTCTCGTTATCGAATCGCCAATAATCAATCAGGCGCAATTTTCCAAGGTGACTTGGTTAAGCAACTGACTGCTGGCGTTGTCGGGCGAGCTGCCGCCTCTTCGACTGTCCCCGTAGTAGGGGTTTTCAACGGAGTTCAATACACTGATCCCACCACAGGTGAGCAAGTGTTCAAGAACTACTACCCTGGCTCTATCGCAGCCGCAGATATAATCGCGTTTGTTATCGACGATCCCAATGTGGTGTTTTCGGTGCAGGCGGACGCTGCGTTTCCGGTAGCAGACCTCTTCGGCAATTTCGATGTGGTAGATCAGTCAACGACTGGTGACACCTCTTCGGGCCGATCAAACATGGAGCTTGATGTGACGACTGGTGCAACCACCACGACTCTGCCTTTGAAGGCAATCGACATCTCGCAAGATCCCGACAACAGCGATGTAGGCAACGCCAACACAAACGTGCTTGTGGTTATTCAAAACCACATCATGGGTGTGAAAGGCGCTGGCTTAGCGTAAATAGGAGGCTAGGAAATGGCAATTTCTCGCGCACAACTTGCAAAAGAGCTTGAGCCTGGACTGAACTCCTTGTTCGGTATGTCTTATGACTCTTACGATCGAGAGTACGAAGAAATCTTCGCTATTGAGGATTCTCAGCGTGCTTTTGAAGAAGAAGTGTTGATAACCGGATTCGGTTCAGCACCAACCAAAACTGAAGGACAAGGCGTTGTTTTCGACAATGCTTCTGAGTCTTACTCTGCACGGTATACCCACGACACCATCGCGTTAGCTTTCGCGCTCACCGATGAGGCGGTGGAAGATAACTTATATGACTCGTTAGGTAAGCGATATGTGAAGGCTTTGGCCCGATCAATGGCAAACACTAAAGAGGTCAAGGGTGCAGACGTACTCAACAACGCTTTCAACACCAACTTTACTGGCGGTGACGGCGTTACTCTTATAAACACAGCGCACCCACTAGCGGGTGGTGGCACAGCGGCTAACCGCGCAACCACAATGGCTGACCTTAACGAAACGTCTTTGGAAGACGCACTGATTGACATCAGTACGTTCACCGATGACAAAGGTCTGACAATTTCGGTTCAAGCGTCCAAGCTTGTTGTTCCGCCTCAGCTTGTATTCGTTGCTGACCGGATCTTGAACTCTACCTTGCGTTCTGGCACGGCTGACAATGACATCAACGCGATCCGTAACACGGGCGTTCTCCCAGGCGGCTACACGGTCAACCATTATTTGACTGACCCTGACGCATTCTTCTTGCTTACTAGCGTGACTGACGCTGGCGAAGGTTTGAAGATGTTCCAACGCACGCCGATGGAGACCAGCATGGAGCCGGACTTCACTACTGGTAATATCCGATACAAGGCTCGCGAGCGTTACAGCTTCGGGTTCTCGGACTGGCGAGGCATCTACGGCTCACAAGGCGCGTAGAGACCAAGCAAGAAAAAGGGGGCGTGTAGCCCCCTTTTTTTATGCCTGGAAAAATTGTCGGTATTTGATCGCTATGGTATAAAACAAGTTCCTGACAGCCGCAATCCCGCGTCTGACACTGGCCACGACAGGAGAACAACATGGCTACAACAACCTTCAACGGCCCCGTCCGATCGGAGAACGGGTTCCAACAAATTTCAAAAGCAGCAAACGGCACGATCACCGTTACCAGCGGTGACAAGATGGCTGTCGAGGCCACTGCCAGCGCCGGTATCGAAGGCACGGCTGCTGTTTACGTCACCCAGGTCAACCGCCTAAAGAGCGACGTAAGCACTAACGTCAACATCGTGAAGACCACGATTATGATAGATTTGACCGGATTGAAAGACGGCGGCACTGCTGGCGACATCATCGGCAAAGATGGCTCCGGCGTTGCTTTCATTGGACAGGTGACCACAGCTAACCAAGGCACTGTTTTTGGTGTGACTATGACTTGTGTCGAAACGCCTGCTGGCGGTAGCACGGACATCGATCTGTTTTCTGCAACTGAAGGCACTGGCGTCAACGACACCGCAATCGGTGATCTGACTGAGACGCAAATCATCAACGCTGGTGCAGCTTCTGCTGGCACTGTAGTCGCTGGTGGCGACATTGCTGCTGATCAGTTTTTGTACCTGGTCAGCCAGGGAACTGGAGACGCCACCTACACTGCCGGACGTTTTCTGATCGAAATTACTGGCTTCGACGCAGCGTCCTAATAGGAGAGAATCATGGCTGATGCAGTAGCCTCTCAAACGATTCTGGACGGTGAACGCCTCGCGGTTTTGCGCTTCACAAACGTAAGCGACGGAACCGGAGAAAGTAATGTAGTGAAGGTGGACGTTTCCGCGTTAGCGGCGAACTCAGCAGGCCAAGCTTGCACTGAAGTATCAATCCAGCGTATTTACTGGGCATGTATTGGCATGTCGGTAAGGCTGGATTTCGACGCTACGACCAACGTGTTGGCGATAGGCTTACCTGCCGACAGCACGGGTGACGAGTATTATGACTCGTTTACTGGTATCCCGAATAACGCGGGAACCGGAAAGACGGGAGACATTCTGTTCACCACCACCGGAGCGAGCGCCAACGACACATACATGGTCATTCTGGAGCTAATCAAGAAGTACGACTAATGGCTGATACGTCTGACGTAAAGAGAACGAAATCAGGGCGACTCATCTATCGCGGTGAGTCGTTTCCTGGTTACAACAAACAAAAAAGAACGCCTGGGGCAAAGAAAAAATTCGCAGTGTTAGCGAAGAAGGGCGATCAAGTAAAGATCGTGCGCTACGGCGACCCCAAGATGTCAATCAAAAAAGACCAGCCAGCTCGACGCAAATCTTTTCGCGCTCGCCACTCATGCGAATCGGTAGAAAAGAAGAAAGACGTTTTTGCGCCAAGCTATTGGTCATGCAAAAATTGGTGATGTAGATGGCTGAGTCGGAACTCGATCGCGCAAGAGCAGAATACGGAAGCACGGCTTCTCCTTACTCTGCGCTTCAGGATTATTTGATCAATCGGCCAGTATTCGATCGAGGAGTCAGGGCGGCTCCGACTGCGCCAACTCTGAGAACTCTTGATTTCGCAGACGACGCCGCACAAAACCAAGCTGCCAACTTTCGAGACTTAATACAACAACAAGAAACGACTCAGCGTGAGGAGCGGGAAGCTGCTTTGCAATCATTGCGTGAGGCGCTTCAGCAAGAAACATCGTCTGGGCTGGCTGCACAAGCTGCTGAGCGATCAGAGGTTGTCAAAGCCTTAGAAGACCGACTCGCTGGAGTGAAAGAGTCGATCGCCACAGAGTCAGAGGCTTTGAGAGATCTTGGCTTGCAAGAGCGTGCTGATATACGCCAGCAGCAGCAAACGCTTGTTGATCAACTTCAACGGAATATCGATACCGCGAAGTCTGAATTAGCCGAGTCTCAGGCGCGTGTTTCTGAGGCACAGACCACGGCGCTCGGTGACCTGGAAGACCGTCAGGGATCGCTGATTAGTGATTTGACGACCAGGATCTCTGGCTTGAATGATGACCTGGGAACTATCTCATCAGAAATTCGTGCGGACTTGGCGGAGCAGGAGGCAACGCTATCTGACGATCAAAAAGCCGCAGGGGATTTGCTACAGGCTCGCATAGATTCGTTGACGACAGAGCTGGGTGCCGTATCTGATTCTGTGAAGACAGAAACCGCAGCGCAAACTGAGCTTTTGCGAGGGGAGCGTGAGCAGTTAGTGTCGCAGCTTGAAGGTCAAATCGGATCTCTCAAAGACGACATCGGCGCTTTGCCGATCGATGAGATTCAAAACAGAATCGCTGACATAACATCGCAAAGCCAAGACTTCGTTGCGACTGCAAGCACAGAGCGAGCAGAGCTTGCAGAGCAAATTGCAGCATTAGAAGCGGCAGGCATTACGCAGCAGGATTTAGAGGCTGCGCTGCAAGGACGAGCCACCACAGAAGATCTTGAAAAGTTTCGCGGCGATTACGAAGCAACGGGTCGCTTGGTGCAAGAGGCTTTGCAGACGGGCCAGAAATCTAGGGAGAGCCTGGATCAAAGAATACGAGAGCTTCAGGCCGCTCAGATCGACCCCGACTCCATCACTGGGTTGCAGTCGCAGATTACAGCTTTGCAGGGTCAGACTCCCCAGGAGATTGATGTCGACGCTTTGCGACAGCAAATCACCGACCAAATTATGGCGCAGATAGGCCAGCAGCAGGGCGCTGGGACAACCACTGGGACGACGACAGGTGCTGTCCCAGGAACCACAACGGGCGCAGGATCAAACATGGCTGCTGACATGAACGTCAGCGATGGCGTTGCCGATCGAATGGGTTACTTTGAAGAGCCGGAGAGAAACATCTACGGCACGATGCCAACAACAGAGGGTGCCGCCGAGATGGGCGCAACTCCGTTTGTCGACAACGCGGGAATCGCAGGATTAGTGGATGTTCCGGCCATACCGGATGCGATGCTGGCAGACGTACAAAGCAGAGG